GCCAACTTGAAGGTTATTGTATGGAACACACAAATTTTGAACCGCATTTTGGTGAGATTGTTCAAATTCCAAGGGCACTTGGATATTTGGGATCTTCGTTAATGTCTGACTTGAAATTGTTGTGTAGTGATTTTGATTCTTTATCTGGTAGTTTGTTACGCGTTTATGGTCGTAAATTGATGAAAAAGCATTCGATATACTGTTTGATACCTTCTGATTGGCTTGCCAATAATAGGGTTAGACAGTTGTTGATGCTTATTGATTCCCGATCTGTCAAGAAAATAGCTTATAGATACATTGCAATAACATTTTTGTTAGTTCTTGTTTCATTTTTGTTTATGTATCTCGCACATTTTAAAGATTTTATTTATATTTATTTTGCAATATTATCTATTTTAGCTGTTTATTTGAGAATTTGTGCCTTTCGCACATCTGTGCGTGAGGCATTTATTGAACAAACATATCGAAGGAATGAGATCACGCCTATGCTTGATGAGTATCGTGACAAGTTGATTAAGGGAGCGATAGCTGTTAGCGTTTCTTATGGAGCCGTCTATGCAATTGTAAGATTGATGAAGGCATTCAAAAAGGAATTGAAACCTATTTTGCTCCAGGGATCATTGGCTCCAACGACTAAAGAGGAAGTTGCTGCACGTGATGCTGAAATCAATCCTTGGTGCGATATTGTTCGCCGCCAGTTACCAATTGGCAAACAAGCACAAACATCCACCTCTGATAACTTGCTCAAGATTGTTTGCAAAAATTTGACATACGTAAAGATTACAGGTGATGATGGTAAATTATATTTCGCCAATGCATTATTTGTTAAATCGAACGTTGTTTTGTTGCCCAAACATTATTTTGACAAAGTTGGAAAGAGTTTGAAGTGTGAATTTAGAAAGAAATTACCAAAGCAGAATGGTGGTAAATTTTATTCTGAAATTGATTTTGATCAATCTTATCACATTCCAGATACTGATGTTGTTATGTGCTATGTGTCTAGTGGTGGATCGTATAAAGATCTAACGGGTTATTTCCCTTTGGATAAAATGCGATCTGTACCATTTCAGTGGGTTTGGCGAAATGAAAACGGAGATATTGAGCAATCTTATGGAGTCACACGTCCTGAACGTGTCAAAACAACAGATTTCTATTATGATGGTGGTACATTTGACATCACAATACCAACAAAGTTTGGTCATTGTGGAGCTGTTATTGTGTCACAAACTAAGGGAAATTGTATTGTTGGACTACATTTAGGTGGTGTGACTGGGACGAGTCGTGGTGCTTATGGAATTGTTTTGCACAAACATTTGGAAGAAGGTTATCTTCATTTGAATAAGCAGGAGGGTAATATACTCACTGCTAGTGCTGAAGAATTTCCAGAGCAAATATTGGGTGTAACGATCTATGATGAGCAAGCTAGCATTCCTACTAGTAGTGCCGTCCATTATATGCCACATGACTCTCAAATAGAGTTATATGGTACTTGTGGTCAGGCGTCAACATTCAAGAGTGATGCTGCTGTCTTACCAATATCGAAGCACGTGGAGGACGTGTGTGGTGTACCCAATATTTATAGGGGACCGGTTGAAAAGCCAGCATGGTTTGGGTGGCAAACGTGCTTGGCTAACATGTCAAATCCAGCATTGCCATTTCCACAGGCTTTATTGAAAAAGGCTGTTGTTGATTACAAAGAGCCTTTGTTAGGGATTGTTAGAAATGATATGTGGAATGATGCCCGTCCTTTAACTGTTCAAGAGAATATGTGTGGAATCCCAGGAAAGAGATTTATTGATGCCATTAAGATGGATACATCAATTGGTTTTCCTTTGTCTGGTAAGAAGCGCAATTTTCTGGCGATTGATGATGTGAATGAAGAAGGCTTCATTCGGAGGGAATTTACTGATGAGATTATGCAAGAAATTGCACGCTGTGAAGACTGTTATAAGCGTGGGGTACGTGCTTATCCAATAGCCAAAGCGTGTAAGAAAGATGAAATTTTGTCAAAAGAGAAATGTCGCATCTTTTACGGAAATGCCATCTCACTTACTTTCCTTATCAGAAAATACTTTTTGCCTATTTTGAGGATTTTGCAAATGAATCCCTTGGTGTCGGAGTGTGCAGTAGGAATTAACTGTCATGGACCTGAGTGGGAAGAAATGCATAATCATGTTCTCAAATATGGTAAAGAAAGAATTGTTGGTGGAGATTATGGTAGTTACGACCAGAAGATTCCATCACAATTGTTGATTGCATCACTGCGAATCTTGATTGATTTGGCGAGTGAGTGCAAATACTCAGAAGAAGATTTGAATGTTATGCGTGCCATGGTTGGAGATATCGTTTATTCCGTTATTGCCTTTGATGGCGTTCTAATTGGGCTTACAAGAGGTTCTCACATTAGTGGAAATTCTTTAACAGTCGTTTTGAACGGTATCGTAGGTAGTTTAGGAATGAGGTGTTTCTACTACAATGTGCATGAAGACCCTCCACCGTTTCGTGAACGTGTTAATGTCATCACCTATGGAGATGATAACATTGGCTCAGTTCATCCGGAGGAGGACAAATTTACAATCAAAAATTTGTCTGAGTTTTTGGGGCAGTATGGTCAAATTTACACTATGCCAGATAAAGGTAGTAAATTGACCGACTTTTTGCCCTTCGATGAGTTTGAATTTTTAAAACGCAAAACAGTCCACCACCCAAAATTGGGTGTGCATCTGGGCGCTTTAGTTGACAAATCTGTGTTCAAATCTTTGCACATGCATTTATATCCGCAGGGTCACCCGTTAACGGAAAATGAATGTAGTGCGATGAACATAGATGGTGCTCTTCGTGAGTGGTTTAGTCATGGCGAGGATGTTTATGAGAAGCGTCGGCAAGAATTAATTCAAGTTGCTCGAAGAGCAAACATCAGCCATATGTGTACTATGCTGGATAGTACGTATGACGATATGGTTGGGAAATGGAGGAAGTCATATTTAGGTGCGGAGCAGCCTTAAATGCCGCCCCGGTTGTCCCCTGGGGTTCCAGCGTATAGTTGAAGTGGGCTTTCATGTATTTGGTTACCACAGTTTTGACATACCCGCGTCATAATTGTAGGCTTTGCATGATATTTGGAGATTTATATATCTCGCAGGGGACCCTAATCGTGTGTATGAGTTTAAGCACGATTTGATAAATGACTCGGAAACACAAATCAAGAAAGTAGCTCGGATTTTTCCATTTCGGATTCGAGTGTAAATGTTGAAATGAAATATGACATATATTGTAGCCGTAACAAGATCTTTGTTGCAGGTGAACCAGTAGATGTCATCTGTTTTGAAGGTAAGTATTATGTGATTAGTGGCAGACCCTCTGGCGTTTTTGGACGTTATAGAGTTTTGCACCTTAATCATTTGATGCATTACTATGATTTTCACACCACTGGTTGGTGTGATGTTTTTCGTTCGTATTTTTGGCAGTTGCGTGAAAAGACACTACAGTTTCTAGAAATGGAATTAAGTGCATCTATAACGCAATTGCTTAAAAGTCGTATTAGTATTGGGAATTTCCATGGTGAGTTTGAAAATCACGGTAGATTCTTCAGTAGGGTTATAGCAGATCTTGTCCCTGAAATGTCGGATGAGGTGGCAAAGTCCGTCGTATGGTCCATGGATATGGAAGAGACAGGTTTGTTTTACCCAGCTTGCAATGTACGTAGTGAAGCGAATACTAGCGTTTTGCTACCACCACGTTTTGCTAATTTGGAAGCCCATATGGGAGTTCTCGATCAAACGGAGCAAGCGGGAGGTGCAAAGGTAGAAACACGTGAACAGCAAATGATGTTCGCTGATGACAGAGAGGGTCATTCAGTGATAATACCATCTGCTGTTGACGAGGTTCGATCAGCTCGTGATGAAGTCTATGCAAAATTTGAGAACTTCTTTTCTCGTCCATTGAAGCTTAATGCTTACAAATGGCAAGTTGGAGGAGAATTATGGGCCGATATAAATCCATGGGATGATTATTTGTCAAACCCCATTATTGTCAATCGTATCAACAATTTTAAATTGTTGCGTGGTACGTTGTGTTTTAAGGTAGTCGTTAGTGGCACACCATTTCATTATGGTAGAGCCATTGCTTGTTACCAACCATTGCACAGGTATGATGATGCTTCACAGTATAGTCATTTGATACAAGATTCATTGGTGCGTATGACAAATTTACCTAAAGTCTTCATTGATCCATCTGATTCATCAGGAGGTTATTTGGAGATGCCATTTTTCTACCATCGCGATTATGTTAATATAACAAAACGCGAGTGGATCAATATAGGTAATATTTATCTGCGTACTTTGAATACGTTGAAGCATGCCAATAATGGTACTGATGATGTGACAGTAACAACTTTTGCCTGGATGAAAGATGTTGAGTTAGCAGCTCTAACTAGTATTGAATCACAAGCTCTCGTACCACAAATGGGAGAAATTGATGAAGCAAACAGTCAGGGTTATATCTCTGGTCCTGCGACTAAAGTGGCAGGTCTCGCATCGAAACTGGGTAAAGTACCAATGATTGGTCCATATGCTGATGCCACGTCTACTATGGCTAGTGGTGTGGCCTCTATGGCTAAATTATTTGGTATGAGTCGACCATCACAGACTAAGAATGTGGAACCCATACGCCCTGAAGCTGTTTCATCAGTAGCTTTAACAACTGTTCCAGATCGGAGTGCGAAGATGTCAGTAGACGATAAGCAAGAGATGTCCATTGATCCACGAATTAGTGGTATGGACGCTCCTGTTGATCCGCTCTCTATACAAAATATTGTTAGTCACGAGTCCTGGTTTGAAACATTTGATTGGCCTATAGCAGCTGGTCCTGAAACGTTTTTGTTTAATGTGCGTGTGAATCCAATGATTTGGCGAGAAAACGCTGGTACATTATACTTAACATCGACAGCTTTTGCTGCTTTGCCGTTCAATTCTTGGACAGGTTCTATGGAGTTTCGTTTTCAAGTGGTGTGTTCTAAGATGCATAATGGGAAATTGAGGATTAATTACGATCCCAATTATTCATCAGCAACCCTAGGTCCATCATTTAATCAGTACTTAACGTCGTATTCGAAAGTTATTGACCTCAGACATCAGACAGATTGTACTATATCAGTGCCAATGAACCAGGTACAAACGTTTATGGAGATGCCTATACCCGGAGCAGACGCACCTACCGAAGTGTACAGTGAGACTCAGTATGCAGCTATCAGTGACACACTTTTCAATGGTACATTGTCTGTATATGTGTTGAATGAATTGACCACGCCAAGTAGTCTAGCAAACAACGATGTACAGATTAATGTGTATGTGAAGGGTGGTAGTGATTTGACATTCAGAGAACCTACAAATATTATTGGTAGATATGCCTATGAACCGGCAGGCTTTGGTGCACAATTGGGTAAGTTGGAACCACAACTTGGAGAAATTAATCCTGAGGGTGATGTTGTAGAGGAGAATATGCCTACACAAGAACCCTGTATGGAGGTGACAGGTGCTAAAGTTGCTACGAAGGTAGGAGATGTTTATTATGGCGAGATTATTGAATCTTTTAGACCCTTGTTGAAAAGATTTAATCACCATGAAAGAATGACAGCTCAGGACGATTTGTCTGTGACAACTGAAATGCATTTTGCGCGATCTGCATTTCCACG